CTAAAATCCTTCATCCATTAGCTCAGTGGCCTTCTTATCTGATACGCCGTTTTCTTCTTCAATAAGATGGACATAGGTGTTAACGGTCGTTTCTAGTTTCTGATGTCGAAGGCGATGTTGGACATAGGGAAGGGACTCATGATTTAAGATAAGAATCGAAGCGTGTGTATGTCTCATGGCGTGTGTTGTAACTTTATTGATCTTTAGGCGATTACAAATACGTCCTAGCTCTTCGTTTGCATTCCCATTGCCCACTATTTTTCCTAGTTTGGACCAAAATACGAGGTTCTTAGGGCTTTTCATTCCGTGTAGTTCTAAATAATCTTTCTGCGCACTGCGATAACTCCTCATAAAACGACAGTAGGCGGGTCCTATGGTTATATCTCCATCGGCCTGTCCATTTCCCTTAGTTGGACGAAAAGTCTGTCTACGGGCGTCCCACTGCTGTTTAATGTGAACTATTCCATTATTCAAATCCAAATTATCCCACGTTAGACCAGCAGCTTCCTCGAACCTGGTTCCAGTTTCTAGTTGAAACAGCATCATTAGCATAGTCATGTGGTCATAATCAGCCGTTTTAATGAGATATTTACGCAGTTTCTTATAATCGGACAACGTCAAATACTTTTCCTCTACGGGCTTAGGAGGGCGTCCAGTGACGTGTGCCTTGTAAGCAAAGTCTCGTTTTAGAATACCATCAGCTACGGCGTCCTTGATTGCAGTGTGTACTTGTTGATGAAGCTTGTGAGATGTGGCAATTCCATGACTGCGACCAAATTCATTCAGGAATTTCTGATAATCTGGCCGTTTAATTGCGCTCATAGGTTGATCCTTAAAATATGCGGAGATGTGGCGCCAGTTGCCCATATATAGCTCATGAGTATGACGCGATACACCATCAGTTTTGTAAATTCTGATCCAATCAAGAAAGTAGTGCTGTAGACTCTCGGTGCTACGTGATAAGTCAGCACCTTCCAGCAGAGCATTTTTAGTTTTAGTTTCCCACTCAACAGCGTCAGTTTTGTGCTTTTCTAAATGAGTAACCGACTTATAGTTACCGTCATCATCCTTATAAGAGACACGGGCTTGCCATTTACCATTATTAAGTTTGGTTACTGACATGTTTTATTCCTCCCAACTGGAAATAACAATAGGTTGGCATTTCAAACGTACGTTCTTTTGTATTTGAAAATAAAAGCCCCAAAAGGGCAATTTTAAATAGAAAAAGCCGTACCCATAGGTACGACTTAAAAAATCTGCAATCAAATCGTTTGGGATAACCCCGAACCAGATTACAATTAATGTCTCCAACTAGGAAGACTTAGTATCATCATACTACCTGAGAATATATAAGTTGTCAAAAATTAATTAATTAAGTATTTTATTTTTCCTTGGATCCTTTTCCAATCTTGAGAATTAACATGACACACTGAGACGATATTAGATACATCTGTTTCACTTGGACTTATATCTTTTGAATTGGTTAAACGTTCAATACTAATAGATCGTATGGCCTCTGTTTTGAGAATACTATCGCGTTCCAATTGTGGGTACGTACGCTTGTATAATTTATACCAACAGTTAAGCATATGCTTATTAGCTAGAACTGGCCCCGTTGAAAGAGGTATCACAACAACATTTCCAGTCCTATTGTAAATGTTGTTTGAAACAACTAAGACAGGCCTAATTTTGTTTAACTAATGACCAATATTTTCACCTAAATCTGCCCAATAAATATTTTTTTGAAATACTAATTCTCGAGCATTGTCATTTTTAATTGCATTTCTTCGTTGATTAATAGTAGTATCATCAACTATTGCTGCGTTAGCATATTTAATTTTTACATTGTTCCAATTAGTTAGTTTGACTGTTTTAGAGTCTTCATTCATGATAATTTACTCCTTAGGGAATATTTTTAGGCCGTATCCTTCATAGGACGGATAATGAACTAATTTAGGGGAAATGGTACTGAAATCTAATTCGTTGTCTTTAAATACAACATGTCGATGAATTCTATAAGAAATAATATCGGCTAATTCTAATGGCCAGTAGGACTTCTTCTTTCCTTCAGCCCACTTAGTGTTGAAATAAATGCCTTTAATGCACTTGAAATTTTTAGCATCAACTTGCCTGTTACCAAAATCAAGAATATGAACTATTTGCTGTAATAACTCGGTATCTTCTTTTTCACCTCGAGATTCTAAAAAAATCACACCAGATTCGCCAAGCCAATTAAATCGAAAAGTTAATCGTTCTAGAATAAAACTAATAGCAAGTTGATATACAGGATCTGGATACAAATATTTTTTGTAGTGATCGTACTTATTAATAGAAGCCGCGGATATTAACAATGGTAGGTTATTGATTAATTCGTTTAGTTGTTGTTTAAAACCTGAGTAGTTAATTACTTTAGGATTAAAAGGGCCTTCTTTTTTTCGAATGTTACGAGAATGAAAAACAACTCTATGATTTGAAAAATTGCCATTGGACCAATATTTATTTTTAAGATTCATAACTTTTTCAGACATTGCATTAATATTAGCAGTTTCAATTATTGAACCGGTCAAAGTAAACCAATGTCTACACGAAACTGGGTCCAAAACTATATTTTTTAAAGAGGGAGTACCAGTCTCATCCATTGAAATAATATAATCAATACCGGTTAAATCACAATTTTCTATGCTCGTAGGGGCAATTTTCCAAGCATCCATAACACAACGCCTCACTTTCTAGATATTATTTTATTTTTATTTAAAGCGAGTGACGGGAATCGGACCCGCGACTACAGCTTGGAAGGCTGTCGTTTTACCACTAAACTACACTCGCGTGAATGGACCTTGTTGGACTCGAACCAACGACCGGACGGTTATGAGCCGTCTGCTCTAACCAACTGAGCTAAAGGTCCGGAAGCTTTGCAAATAAGTGAAAAAGCAACACTTATTTGCAAAGCGAGAAAGCTAATAATCCATTCTGGTAATTTCTGGTTCTGAAGTTAGATAGTCACTGATGTGTGCTAAAAATTTCTGGAAATGAGGGGTGTCATTATGGAAATCCACGGCTTCTTGATCTTTCCAGTGTTCGATAATTTCGTAATGATTATCACTGTCTAACTTTTTGAAATGTCCATAGAATTCATTACCAGCTTCTTGTGCTGAATTAATAACAAGTTCATGAATGAAATCTTCATATTCTTTTTTGAGCTCTGGTTTAACATGCAATGCGACGTTGATAATCTTCATTTGGAATTCTTCCTTTGACATTTAGTTTTATTATTCATCATCTGAGTCTTCGATGAGCTCTAGCCAAATGGCTAATGGTTCTGGGTTGAACTCTGGCCACTTTTTCATAATCTCGTAAGCTCTACTCAAAACATGACTTTCGTTTCCTTCTTCTAAGTCTTTAAAAACACTTAAAGCGACGGGGTTATTAGATAGATCGTCCATTAAAATATTTGTTTTATGTTGCCATTCGGTAACTAATTTTTGGTAATTTATTAAACGTCTTGCATGCTGAATAGCATAGTCTACACCATTTTCTTGAACTCTTTTAATAAAATCTTCGTACTCTTTGAAGACGGCAGACTGTGCTTGTTTCCAATCATTAGTAGATAAATCTTCTGATTTTTCCATAAATGACACCTGATTTCTTACTGCAATTATTTTTTCTGTTGGCAAATTACAAGTTTAATCCGAACAAGCCCGGAATCTTTCAATGGCAGTCTGTTGATGATGTATTTTTAATGGTCGTTGATTAATTAGTTCAAGTGCTGCTAGGATCTCATCAGTCGTTACTTGGCTAAAATTGGTCTTTTTCGGGAAGAACCAGCGTAACCGTCTATTAAAATATTCATTGGAACCTCGCTCCCATGGTGAATATGGATGGCAAAAATAAACTTTGATCTGATAATCCTGTTCTAAGGCCTGATAATTGGCAAACTCTTTACCATGATCAACAGTAATGGATTTTACTTGGGGACCGAAGGCCCCCATAAACTTGCCAAAGGCGGTGTTTAGAGCCTTAGCCGTTCTATTAGGGGCTTTGATGGCCCATAGAAGTCGGGTCTTACGTTCTACGAATGTAACCAGACATGATCGTGACTCACTTCGACTAGAAAGCACCGTATCTACTTCCCAATGACCAAAAGCTAACCGTTGATTAACAGTTGTTGGCCGTTGTTCGATGGAAGTCCCACTTGTAAATTTCCCACGATTTTCGCTCACTCGGTGCTGGCGGACATTCCGATTGGGTAGATCAGTCAATTTGAAGGGGAGCCAGCCACGATTAAGCCAATTATAAATTGACGCAGTGCTCAAGTTATAAGCGGCCGCAATGGTTTCTGGTGACCAGGTTAATCGTAAGTGATTGGTAATTAAAGTCGCTAATGCTGCCGTCAGCATCGAACGACGACCGCAATTCCGCCTTTTGCGATCTGCATCTTGCTGAGCTAATTCTGGATCATAAGGTTTAACTCGGTCCAACTCATAGCTAATCGTAGCTTTGGCGACGCCTAAGGCGTCAGCCATTACTTGGTAAGATTTATTCCCCTCATTGACCAGTTGTGCTAGTGCGCCACGTTGAAAACGTGATAAAGTAGATGTACCCAAAGTAATCACTCCCTATATTGGTTGGAATTAGCTACTACCATTGTAAGTGATTGCTTTGGGCTTTTTAATTTCTGTTCGGATTAATTATAGAATTTGCCTGTTGCTTTAATAATGATACAATTTCTGAAAGATATTTTTCCTCAGCTGTTGGAATAGGATCGGCTTCGACATCCTCTTTCTTGGGCATAATTTTATTAATCATTTTGACTAGTAAAAATACCACAAATGCAATAATCAAAAAATTAATGACAGAATTAATAAAGGAAACGTATTTAAAAGTAGCATTGCCAACTTTTAAAACAAGGCTAGAGAAATCGATTTGTCCTAAAAAACACCTATTAGTGGATTTATTAAATTATTAACCAATGATTTAACGATAGCAGTAAATGCAGCCCCAATAATAACGCCGACTGCTAAATCCATTACATTACCACGTGAGATAAATTCTTTGAATTCTTGAATCAATTAAATATCCTCCTGAAAATATATTCTAGCTTTTAATGACATCCTGACTGGTCAATGTGAGTGGCAGGAGTTGAACCCGCATGGCAATAAGAAATAAGGGAAGGGTATCCCATAAGAAGTTGCCGTTCTGCCGTTGAACTACACCCACGTTTGTAATCAATTAGTGATGAAGCTTTTTATAGAGAAAATATGCAACTAATGCTGATATAATTGCCACAAATAATAGCTCAGTGCTCCACTTAATAGAGGTCAGGCTTTTTAAAAAATAAGTTAAAAAATTGAACATTGGTGATTCTCCTATGTTTGATTGAGTTAAGAATCTCTATGCGAGCGGCAGGAGTCGAACCTGCATTGGAAGGTAGGCTATATTTGAATTAAAGGAACCATTCTACCGTTGAACTACGCTCGCAAAAAAACTTGCAAATACGATTTTAAGATCTATAATGTTTTTAAGCATGTTTCGTACATGCCCCTTGAGGTACATTCTCTTTCGTGGTGAGGGAGAATGTATTTTTTTGTGTTAATGCGAGCGGCAGGAGTCGAACCTGCATAAATATAGGATGTGAGACCTGTGAGAAGCGTGTAAATAACCGTTCTACCGTTGAACTACGCTCGCGTGAAAGCCCTAACGAGGGCTTGGACTTGTTATGGTCTTGCGTATTGATTGCCCCGTGGTGCTGGCTTGGCGCCGGAATTATCAGCAGCACTCTGGGTCATATATTGGTAATTACCTGGATTCTTAACGCTGGTGTAGTACTTATTGGAGTCTGAAACAAAAACCATGCCAGAAGCAGCAGTAGTCCAATCACCGTTCTGTGTATAAGAAGCATTGTCTGTAGTACTTGTTTCGCTCGCTTTTTTAGCGGATGACGTGCTAGCAGCTAATGATTCTGAACTGGCTTTAGCTATTGAAGAGCTTTCTGTCTCAGACTGCTTTTTGCTTGCTTCGGATTCAGAACTAGCCATACTCTCTGAATTCTCTTTGGATTCAGACTTGGAGGCAGCAATACTTGCAGATTCTTCTTTGCTGCTTGATAGGGCGCTTTCAGATGAATCCTTCTCTTTAATAGAGTTAGCTTTACTGATACTAGCCTTTCTTTTCGATGCATCTTTTGCTGAACTTTTCTTCGCTTTGCTACTTGAGACTGTATCTGACTGTGATGCACTCGATCTTGCTGTGCCAGAAGGAGCGGCCCAAGCCGTTAATGCTAAGAATAGGATTGTTAGTCCTACTGAGATTAAGGTGTATTTTTTGTATGGACGATTAACACCTGTTTTTGTGAAATGATGAATTCCCCCACGAATTGAAAAGTAAGCTAACGCAATTAAAGATACAAGAAACATAAATGTAAAAAATATATCCAAAGTAATCCCTCCAAAATATGTTATTCCCCAATAACAATAATTCCCCGAACTATAAGTAGTCCCGACTCCTAGCTTTTATCGACTTCCTATCTGGCCTATAGGTTGTTATAGCTATTTTTAGTTAATCCTTTTTGAGATTTGTGTATGATATAACCCAAGAGCCCACAGATGAGCTAGCTTTCTTAACTTTTACTGTAACTGTTTCGCCTTTATTCACCTTGGGATTTTCAGAGCTTACGAAATTCAAGTGTTTGCCAGTTTCAAGGTTATAACCAAATGCGCTATTTGGAACAACCTTATTGACTTTGAATTGAACGCTTTTTCCTTCAATATCTTTATTAGCATTCAATGCTGATTCTGCTGTTGAAGCAGTGTAATCAGGCTTTTTGTTTCCACAACCGGTCAGTGTAAAAACTATAGCTATAACGGCTGTGAAACCAATACTCATTTTTTTTATTGATGTTTCCTCCAATATAATTTATCCCCCAAATCCAATTTTTACAATATTTTTTAAAATTATTATTAATTGTAGTAATAATAACTTCTACGTTGTTTTTGTTTGATGGTCTGACCGACGTACAGTTGTGTACCTGAATCTCCAAGACCATCTTTATATACATGAGTTATACCGGCGCTACTATCATCTAATCTGTAAAGCATACCGTAATCAGTTTTCCACCCATAAGCCATTCCTTGTGAAGTTTCTATAGATGAATATGCAGAGCCAACGTATTTTTGTAACGTTTCGACGTCTTTTTGTCCAAAAACTTTAGCAAATGATTGGAGTTCGCTTTCGTTTAATCTCTTCTTGCTAGATTCTTTTGCTTCAACCTTATCTTTTGTTATAGCGGCTTTATGAATTTTATCAGGAGATCCATCAAATAATTTATCATTTTCAAAATCTAAGTCATCAGATCCGTACATAAGCGTACTTGAGCTCTCGTCTGTAGGCTTCCCCATAATAGAAATCACTTGTGACTTTGTCATGCCGAGCTTGATTTTATTAAAACTGTATTGTTTTTTCTTTGCCTTTTTAGTACTAGCGTTATTTTTGATTGAAGATTTTTGGGCTACAGTCTTCTTAGTGTCACTATTATTCTCGGAAGCCTTCTTTTTGATGTTGCTTGATTTTTTTGAATCAGGATTCTTCGATTTATTTCTTTTACTGCTTGATTTGCATGAATGCTTTTTGCTAGAGCTTTTATTAGTGTTTTTAATCTGAAAGTTCTTTTTTGATGTACTGATTTTTCTCGAGCTTGCTATCGTATTCTTACTACTTGATATATTTTTAACCGGATTAGCTATTAATCCTACAATAACAAACAGAAAAGATGCAGCAAGAGCAATCAAGCCATATTTAAAAGATTGTTTTGAGCCGCCGCCTTTAATAAGTTTGAGAATTCCCCGATATATAAAATATATAAATATTAACAATGAGATGAAGAACATTATCTCGGCAAAAGTTTCCATAATTCCTCCAAATTAATTTATATTAATCTCCGTCGAATGGTACCCCGTATTGATAGGACAGTTCTCTGTATGAATAGGGAATATGACCATTTTCCTCAATAAACAACATTCCCATCAATCCAACTGAAAATTCATCAGCTTCACGTTCAAACTTAGAATGTCCATGTTTAACGGAAGTGTAGTACCCAATCAACCCCTCATGGAATATAACGTGTCCTAGTTCGTGACCGAGTATGAAATACTGTGTAGGCGTGTGTTTAATAGAATTATTGAGTAGTATGATAGGCTCTTGGTTGTCGTAAGCATTTTTACCCAGGGGCATTGCCCCGAAGTCACACCATTCCACCTGTATATTAAGCTTTTCCGCAATTACAAACGGGTCCGCTGTGTGATAACGATTGACAATAGCTTTAACGATATCTTTTACTCTATCCATAAGTACAACTCCTAATCATGCTTGTGGCGTTTCCAGAATATTGTTGCCATAGCCACACGCACTTGTTGTTTTTCTTCTTCAGTAAGATCTTCACCCCCATAGGTCATTGAGCCTTCATTTGCTTCAAGGAAGTCCTTCAAATCAATAGTATCTTTCTTGGTTGCCCATTTTGGGGTCTTGTTTTTACCTAAAAGATAGTCTGTGGTTACACCATAAATATCTGAAATTTTTGTCAACATTTGAAGATCAGGTTCGCGTGTACCATATTCATAATTTGCGTAGGTTCCGAGGTTGGATATGCCAAGCTTTTTTGCAACATAAGTTTTAGTCCATCCTTTTTGTTCACGTAAATTAGTAAGCTTATTGCTTAATTCAGACATTTATTTCACCTCTTTGAGTAGATTATATAATAGTTAAACATAATATTTAGGAAAATAAACAAAAAGTGTAGAAAAAAGTGTTGACTTAAACCTAGCGTGTAGTATTATAAAGATTGCAAGTTAAACATAAAGTGTAACGAGGTGATGTTAATGGATGTTCCAGTTGTAAAAAAAGACGCTAATTTAGTTCTCAGAGATATTCGCAAGAAGAAACATTTAACTCTCGCAGAATTAGGGCATTCCATGTATTTGCGTTCAGGGCAGGCCTTGGCCAATATTGAATATGGGACTAACAAGTTGACTTTGGAAAAAGCTTTTTTAGCAGCTAACGCTTTAGGAGTTAGTGTTAACGTCTTTTTACAAGCAAAAGTTAAACAGTATGAATAGAGTTAAAGGCGCCTAAATAACGCCAATGACAAGTAAAAGAGTTGCTACCGCAAATAGCAACTCTTCGGATGAAACGTTAATGGCTGACAATCTTTACCACTTTGGAGCTGGCAAACACGGTACCAGGATCATCATCAGTAAAAAAGAAAGTGTAGTTGTTTAGAAGTTTGGTGATACTTGGCACTAATCCTAGCTTGATATGTTCGTTCAGTTCAAACGGACCATTAATTTCGTCTTTGTTAGGAAAATCGTACGTTATCTTTTCCCAGTTCTTTTTAGAAATTTTTTTAGGCCGATCATTAATTGGCGCAGTGCGAATACCCCAAACAAAGTCATTGACGTTTAGCGTTAGTGTTTCACCATCTAAAAAATGAATCGTAGCTGTTAACATTTTTTAACCACCTTTTTAAGTGAGAAGTCTATAGAAATCATTTTTCCACCTCGTTGTAAGGCGGAAAGTCGAAGAAGTCGTGAACGCTGATACCGAGGGTGCCACATACCTTACGGATTGTAGTAATTGTTGGGCGCTTACTTCTCCCTTCAAACATCGCGTTTACAGTCGACTGGTTCAGCCCAGCTAATGTTGCAACACGATTAATAGTTAAGTTCTGTTGAGTTATTAACTCCATTAAATGTTCGGAAACAAATTCTCCATCGGTTTTCATGTTATGAGCTCCTAACGATATATTGTTAAGTTCATTCTAAAGTAAATAACAAAAATATTTACTAATATATTGTTGACATGTAACAATATATTAGTTATTATATGGTCGAGTTACCGATATATTAGTGACTTGAAAGGAGATACCAAATGACTTACACATTAAGGATTCGAGAATTGCGGCAGAAACTGGGACTCAGCCAATCAGCACTAGCTGATAAAAGTGGAGTACCGCAAACGACGATCAGCGCAATTGAGTCAGGTACTAATTTGACATACGAGACGGCGAAAAAGCTTGCCCGTGCATTGGGAGTTTCCACAGATGAATTATCAGTGGAGGTGACCGAGTAATGGAAGTTATGCAAGAGAAGTTGCACGAAATGGTCCAAAGGTTCCATTTAGGTGTGTCTAATGTTTATCAAACTAACGAGAGCAACATTGATGGAGTACGTCGAATATTCGAGTCGTTAAAAGCCAATATTTAATTTTCAAAGAACGGAGGCAACAAAATGACAAACCTGTCACGAACTACATTAATTAATGCACTAGCAAAGGTTAATCCCGAAACGCCAAGAGTAATGTTTGAGGCACTAAGTGATAAAGCACTAGATGCTGAATTTCGAGCGGTAACGGATGAGTATAACGAGCAAGCTAGTCAACTTATGTCAGTTTCATATTAGGAGGTGCGAGCATGTCAGATACGATATTGATTCGGCATGAGGCCCCTAAGGGATTCCAATTCATTAGTGAAGAAGAATACGAGAGGTTCCAAGCTTGGAAGCAAGCGCAATGTGGTATTCGTACTTGGAAGCTTAAAGACTTGGCCAAGTACAAATATGGAACTAAATCCACCGAACGAGCCTCACGATATTTAACCAAGCACCGTAATGATTTGGACATTGAACAGGGTGGCTTCATTGATTATGTGAATACCCATAACGGCTGGCAGATTCCAGCTGCTGAGATGATGGATTACCTATTAGATCATCCCAATTAATTTAAATTATAGGTGAATTACACGGAAAGGCTAAATAAAGCCCTTTCCAAAATACAGAGGTGTAGGTATGAAGAATAAATTTGCAGAGCAATTGTCATTGGCGTTAGGTAAAAATAAATCATTAACACAGCAGCAGATTGCAGATAGAACGCATGTTTCTCCCGGACAATTGTCCCGGTTGAAGAGTGGATCAAGAAGCACTGATTCACAGATCAGAAAGTCATTAGCAAATGTACTTAACGATTTTTGGCTTAGCTATTCTGATGCTCGTGAGAATTTCGGAGTGCTGTCATTCCAAAATGACAGGCGTCTGAAGGGTGATATGTTCTCTGCCCTAATGCGTCAGAAGAAAGAGCAGCAAGAACGAGAGGCAATGGAAGCTGAGTTTGAGAACGCTATTGCAATTAATCCAAATGATCGGACACCAGCACAACAACTAGTTATTGAACGCTATCCACGTGAATACGCAGAAGAGATTAGCGCCGAGATAACTGATTTGGCTAAGAAGGCTGAGTATGCTGGTATCTCAATGGACAAGTTGCAGGCGGTAATCGATAAAGTAAACCAAAAAAATGGCTAGGAGGTATCACAATGATTGAAGGAGCGATAGTAGGCTGCGCGTTAACTGCATTGTGGTTCAAGCGGCATGAAGTTGCTGGCTGGTTTGGAATTTAAGGAGATGAAGAGATGAAATTTACATTTAGGATTGGAAACGTGCTTTACAAACAGATCACGATTGAAGAATTGAATAATCTTTTTGGCACATTTAAGGAGACTGAACGAATTGGAAAAACGCAAAGTATCGCTAAAGCCTAAATTTGAGTACAAAAAAAGCTGCTCGAGTATTGGGAGTACCCGTGCAGCAAAGACGCATAATTAAATTATTTTCACTTATCATTCTACGGCTAATGTGCGGCCGTTGCAATGATTAATCAACACGCTACGGGGGTGGTGAAATGAACGACGAGCTGAGAATGCACAGAAACCTGAATTTAAAACTGTAGTGCAAGCAGAGGATTGCTAGCAGCATTTGATAAGAAATAAACATTCGAATTGGCTTGAATGCAGCAGTGACTGAATCCACCAGGTGGGTGAAAGGCCCATTAGTAAAGGAGGGACGAATTTGGATTACTTCAAACAACGACGAGCCTACCGTAATTTTAAAATGTATGAAGCGAGTGTCTCTAACGGCCAAAATAATCTGTATCGCGAGTTACTAGACTATGCGAACGACGAAGGCAAGTTGGACGTTCAGTTTCGCATGAAAAATTCGGCATTACTCAGTCTTACAGGACTATCCGAACCCGGCCTCGATAAAGCACGCAACTCATTAGTGCAACTAGGACTAATTAAATACGTTAGAGGCAAGAAAAATGTGAAACCACCTGAATATCGCATTATTAATTTATATAGTAGGTCAGCTGGTTACCCAACCAGTAACCCAACTACAAGTCATAAAAGTAGGTCAACTGGTTTAGATAGAGTAGGTCAACCGGTTGGGCAAGGTGGAGGTCAACCAGTAGAACATAAAGAACTTACTAGTACTGACCCTGACTTGACTGATACTGACTCTTATGATGATGACGCGGGTGTCACACGCGAGCAGGTCATTAACGACTGGACCAACCTGTGGGGATTTCCGAACGGGGTTGCTCGTCCTGAAATTGATGAATGGCTTGCGGTGCTTAAACCTGAATTGGTGGCTTACGCCATTCAAATTGCTGGTGAACACGATGTGCAGTCGCGGGGAGCTTTGAAATATTTGCGTGCGGTAATCAAGGGTTGGCAGCAGCGAAAGATTACGACGCTGGCACAAGCTAAACAAGCAACCGCTGATCACGATAAACGGTTGGCTAATGCTAATAAGCCGGGTGGTTATTCGAAACCACACTGTAAGGAAATTACGCCAAAGTGGATGCAGAACGGTGCTTCTCAGGCGGATGCTAAGCCAAGCTCAAGCGATAACGAGCAGGACGATATGAGTGATGAGGAGTTCCTAGCGTTCATGAACAGTCAGGAGGTAGCTAAATGAATTGGGGCAATCAATTAGTCAATTTAGCCGCTAACCATGCCTATGAACCGGCCGCGTTGCACTGGACTAAGCAGCGCATGAAGCGGCATTTAAAGGCCGGTGGTAGTGCGCAAGATGAGGTGTGCGCTCATGAGTACAAGCTATTTGCACTCGCAGTTTTAATTATTGAATATCAGCGGGATGGGTTAAATTTTGATTTGACCCAATGTTGGGGTAAGCCAGCCGAGTATTTTATTGATTTAGAACAAGCTAGACAAGGATTGCAAACGGAGGTGAGTGCATGACTGAAACACAGGTGTTAGTAATTAACGCTGATCTACCCGATATTGATCATCCGTTAGCGATCGGGCTGGAACCGGAAATGTTTAAGCTCGCGCAACATAACTACAAATCTGGTGAATGGCCGTTTCCGGTTAGACTGGTTAAGCCTGGGACTAAGGTACGCAGTGATGAAGCTTACTTAGCTAGTATGTTACCAGATCCCCAATCTGAGGAACGTGAGCAAATTAGAGATATTCGCCGTGCTCATCGTGATGGTAACCATACGATAAGGGCGTTGACCGATGAGACTGGCTATATCAGTCAGCGGGTTAGCTATCTAGTGCACAAGTACAGTTTACCGTTGCGGAACGGCTACTGGCGTGCTGAGAAGTACGACAATCCCAACGAGATTATTACTGGGCAAACAGTTGATTTGCTAGGTGATAAGCTCGACGCCCCAGCTAGATCGATAAGGCAAGCAAGTTACTCAAATGGCCTTGTTTGTGGCTACTACATTAGCTGGGTGCCGAAAGTATGAGCAAAGTCGTGATCAAGGGCGAGCTGCCTAGCCTAAATGAGTACATCAAGGCTGAACGGTCTAATCGGTATGCAGCGGCTAACCTAAAGAAGCGGTACACAGCCTTATGTAGTGTGTATGCCAGGGCTAGTCGGAATTCTGGAGTCGAATTTAATTGGCCTTGCAGACTTAAATTTACGTGGTACACAAAGAACAATCGAAAAGATGCGGATAATATCGCTTTTGCTAAAAAGTTTGTGCTGGATGGCTTTATAAAGGCTGGGCTTTTAGGCAACGACAATCGAAAGCATATCACGGGATTTCAGGACGAATTTGCAGTTGATAAACGAAATCCGCGAGTAGAAATAGATGAAATTACGGAGGACGAAGATGCCTAAACACACTAAGAAGCGTTCAACGATTAAACGGAAGCGCCGGCGCATGAAAAAACATGCCGAAGCAAATAAAAAGCCAACCAAAGAGGACGGAAAGTAATTATGAAATTAAAGATTGAAAATAATGATTTGACCGTTACAGTTGAAGCAACTCGTGAATTGAGTTTTGAGGAAGTTTTTAAGTCACATCAGCTGGCTACTGGCCGTGATGATGAATTGAGCACTGGTCGTGAAGAAAAACATATGTTCACTCCGGAAGATTCAAATGGACTAGTTAGGGATACTAACACCGAGCCTGAGCTCATTCCGGCAAGTATGCCTAAAAATGGTGAGATGGTCAAAGCTGAATTTATGTGTCCACAGTGTGGTTACGATAAAGTGACACATGTTAAGTTTGGCTTTAACCACTGGAGTTTTCCTGGCTGTGGAATTAGATTATTTCTTGCGTATGCAACCGGTACTCTTGGGGAAAAAGATGCAAATGGGTTTTACTACAAAGCTAATCGAGAATTTATTAGTCATGCACCTGAAAACAGTGATGATGATTTTTCCAAGATGTTTACCCGGTCAGATAATCCAGAGAAGCCGGATGCTTATGACACAATCCCAGACATCAAAAAGTATCTTGATAAGCACGGCATTGATTATTCTCATGCAAAGTTTAAAGGTGACTATGTTGATTTAATTCCAGAGGATTAATCATGATAATCGTCAAGGAACCAACTAACGAGGAACGAAAGCGGGCGTTTGAAGCGTTCGGGGAGGATTGAAAATGTCTGACGCTGAATATGCCAAAGCAATCCAAGTAAAAGCCGCGGTTGCCAACCTGGAAATGAACGCGGCACTGACAACTGAGCAACAAGCACAAATTGGCCGGGACTTTATAGATGATGTTGTGGAGCTGAGCAATCGCGGTAGTAAGATAGCTGATCAATAAAAAAGAGAGCAAAACTATTAATCTTGCTCTCCCAAAAGTTAGGGTCAATGAGGTATTAGAAATAAGATATGAGAAGAAATTATGATAACATAATGGCGGTTGAAATTATGATAAGTATTATCAGTCCAAAAATCCAAGTGAATCTTGAAGTTTTTCTAATCTCATCGAGCCAAAATGTCATAAATCATTCCTCCTGTCTTGATTTCACTTAAAGAATAACAAAGGAATGTAAATACTGAATATCGAATACGTAAATTATTTGTAAACAAAAAGCCGCCTGTTAAGGCGACCAGTCACAGGACCACTCGAATGACCGTTGTTAGTATAACATATAAAAAAGCCCTCACATCAATGAAGGTTGACGTGAGGATGGGGGGACTTCGTTAAAGTAAATCCCTCACTATTTTACAATAGAGCATGTATTTTGACAATAATAAATAATGCCACCATTTAGGATAGGAGTGACCGGTAATGTTGCCGATTGAAATTATTGAATTATTGGCGCCTAAACTGCCGTTTGAACTTTTGACGGACTTGAATCAGCGTATGCTGGATTGGAAGGCTAGCGGAGGTAATGACACGGATGCTTACATGTACCAGCAATCCAGAGTAGCAGAAAACTATTACCGTCTGGTTTTGAAAGTCAATCCTATGGCATATGAAGATAAATAAAAAAGCGCCATCATTGCTGACCGCGCTATGATTAATTCCTACAAAATTGATTATAGCATAAAAGGTTGACTGGAGGGGCGTCCAAGATGATGAATGAAATACTCGATACCTTGTTGAAAGATATTGATTACAAAGCAACTGCTGATAATGTTGATGACTTTTTTAGAAAACGCGTCCCCATGCTTCAGCGATTATCAAATGACAATGATTTGCTACATATTCCGTCACAGAATTTAGATGGTATGCCAGCCTTTCATGATAATCGTAACCGTGCTGGAAATCGTATTGATCGAGTACTTGAAGCTGATCATATTTGTCGAGAAGTAGCTGATACGATTAGACGGTGTAGCAAGGTGACACAGGACATCCTAATCAATCGATATGTGCGAAATAAACTTGATCGGCATGTTGCTGGTGTAATTGGGTATCAGGACACACAGTATACTAAATATAAACGCAGGGCATTGAATGAATTCGCTGATCGTTTTGAACTGTCTCTCTGTTGGCAAGATTTACACATTTATAAAAAAGTGTGATTCGAGCGCGATTAAAGCGGGAAAACAGTGTGATAAAACCGTGATTCATAATCAAAAAATGGGTGTAAATTAGTATTATTGAATGTTAGGTAAGCCACCCCGGGCAATTAATTACCTAGCATTATTGTGGCCTTAGCTCAGTTGGTAGAGCGCCTGACTGTTAATCAGATTGTCGCTGGTTCGAGTCCAGCAGGCTACGTTGCCAGCGGATTTATAAGGGGTGATGCGCTCCTCTCTGCCGCTGGTATAGTCTTCGTGTTTGACGTCGGCCGTTAAATGCGAGTATCGCTGTGGGCTAATTGGTAAGCCACAATGGAATGTAGGTTCGAGGCCTACCGGCGATATAGGCTTAACTGCTTAGCCTTTGATAAAGCAGTAGTCGACGTGTGGTTGAAGCATGGCTAGATAATTCCCCACTGAGGGGCATCCGTGTCAGGAGGTTAGCTACCGCGTGTGGTTCGATTCCACACCAATCACATTGACCCAAGCAAGTCACTAAACTGCTGTGTGCTTGTGGCGGAATAGGTAGACACGAGAAGGCAATACCTGATTTAGCTTGACGGAGCGGTCGATTAATCCGGGCAATCATGTGAGGTGCAAATCCTCACCAAGCACATTGAAAGTACCGCGGCTTTATCCATGTCCTTCATAAAACCACGCCCTTTCAAATTGTTGACGATTGAATTTCCAAACTGGCTCTCGCTTATTGGCGGGAGTTTTTTGATACATAAATTTAGGAGTGACGTCATGGCAGTAATGATTCATAGCAAATACGGGTACGAGCCGCCAGAATGGGTTCAAGTTGATGCTCGGTTAGATAAATGGTACAAGGATAAAAAGCGTCGTACTAAACATAAACGGAGGAAGCAACATGTTTGGAAAAGGTAAGTGTCGAACAGCACCAGCGCCTCATGGAGAGAAGACACCTAGTATTAAACCAAAGAAAGCGAGTGAGCTAAACATGAAAGAAAAACAGGAAGCAGTTGTTCCGTTAGAAGACTTTATTCCTGACGACCCTGGTCGTGTTCATATCTCTGATGAAGTACTGGATTCAATCATTGATCAGATGGAAGCGCGCATGTTGAAGCGTAGTAAAGGTAAACTAAATAAAGTAGTTAAAGTTCCTGACAAGCTTTGCAACCTTAAGCTTAGTATCGATACAACGGAGTTATCACGCAAACTTGATGAAGTTACCAAGTCATTTCATAACTTAAATAGCAAGCGACTAAATGCTAAGCAACCGCGTCTTCGCATTGACATGGACGACATTGCTGACACACCCAAAGTATTCGTTGATGGCATAGAGCAACAAGGACTATGCCACATTGATCTCAGCTGGAATACTGACAGCGCAGTTGATAACAGATACAGCATCGACTTTGTGGATGGCTTTGGACGTCTACATCGCATTGACCAAGCTAAATAGTTATGCTCAAAAACGGAGGAAGCAACATGATGAACATCGATGACCAGGAGCTGCTGTCAGTTCACCCTAGTCATTATCCATATGACATGAAGCAACACTTGAAATATGATTCAGTTGCCTTTCATCAGCGAAAAGGTGATTGTATGACGGATGAGGATTGGTGGCACGTTAACCAGCAATTAGAGCAAGCGGCTAATGATGGTACTCTGCTAATCACATTTGATAGTGATAGTTACTCAAAATACCAATTGAAACAGATAGCTCATGAGTTTGTTGCGGGGAACTTTTCGGTAGAACATGAACATGATGGCAAGGACCAGTATGTTCATGTTTATTTAAGGTGATGACGACATGCGAATGAAGTTATGTAAACGGCTTGGCTGTAAAGCAATGATCCCGTATGATCAGACGAATCCCTACTGCGAAAAACACCGTCAGGATTATCACGAGTATCAGCGACCATCAAGGTCAGTTGACCAACGACACTATAATCTGACGCGGCGTGATCAAGAAGCAAATCAATTTTATCATACGCGAGCTTGGCGCCAACTGAGCCTATTGGTTAAGCGTCAAGCAATGATGACTTGTGAATGCTGTGGGCATACGGCGTTGACCAAGGGCAAGCTATTGGTTGATCATGTTGTGCCTAGACGGATTGATAAACGCTGTCAGTTAGACCGTGATAATTTGTGGGTATTATGTTACAGCTGCCATTATTGGAAGACGCAACTTGAGACACAAATTTATCTGGATGGTGAGGCCAACTTTATTGCCAATCTTGACACAGCCACACGTTGGAACCAAGACGCGATTCGTAATTGGATAATCGATAAAAAAGCAAATCGATTTAAAGCCGCCTATCCGTCGTTCTAAGCGGTTTTGAACTTGTTGTGTAAAGTTATACAGATGACGGGATAGTTATTTTAAAAAGGGGGGCCTAGGGCTCGCTAGGAGGAGCTCACATAGTAGTCTCAAAAGCAAAAGAATGTGTGAAAATTAAAAAATAGAATGGAAGGTGGTCGTGTGAATGAAAAACATGCAGGACGTAAGCGTAAAGCCAATCATGACGGGGATTACCACCAGTCTATCAAACAAGCTGACGCTAAAATAAAATTGGGCCAAGCGGCTATAAGTGACCTACAAGTTACACCGCCACGACATTTAGATAAATATGGTAGAGCTATTTGGAAGGTGCTCGTGCCAGAGATGGTTAAGTTTGGCAAAGTGAAGCAAATGGACCGCGTCACCATGGAATTATTTTGTACGGAGTATTCCAATTACCGTAAAGCAGAACAGACTTTAGTCGAACATGGCGATTATCTGCTTAGTGAAGATGGGCAACCGGTTAAGCGGTCGCCAGCGCTTACAACAATTAATAGTGCCATCCGAAATTTGAAGAGTCTTAGTGCTGACTTAGGATTGACGTTTGATGCCCGTTCGGGGCAAGTCCTAGCTGAACAACCTCAAAAACAGGCTGACGAACCTTATAACCCATTGAAGGTGGTGAATTTCCATGCCTAGTTTTGTGGGCGTTGACAATATTAAAGCCAGTTTGATGGATAAAAATCATGAATACCAGAAATTGTTAGAAACATATGATGACCCTGGAACAAAATATGCTTATGATGTGCTATTTACAGATAAGTATTTAACTGGGCATGACGTTCAGCTGGCTTGTATCAGACATTTGAATGATTTGAAACGGCAAAATAATAATGATTTTCCTTACACATATGATTTGAGCTTTGTCAAAGCAATCGAATGGTTTGCACGTAGTATTCCTGACCCGACTGACACCAGCCAACTGATTGTACCAATGGGGTGGCAATCGTTTATTTTGGATAGTTTGATTGGATGGCGAGATCCCGCCAATAAGGGAAGCCGCTTTCATACGGCCATCGTTTCTGTGGCTCGACAACAAGGCAAAACTTGGTTAGCCTCCATTTTGGTCAACTTTTTTTATTTTGCGATTGGGGTGGACGAAACAGCACAAGACTACCTAGTAGCAAGCTATGATAGTGATCATGCGAAGAAGTTATTTGACTACGTGGCATTACAAGCACGTGCCATTATAAAAATGCCAGAATTTAAAAGACAAGCTAAGGAGCAAGGCATCGATCCCCAAACGCGTCAGGTTATCGGACACAATACTAAAAATACGATCAGTATTGGTTCCGCACAAGCTGGTGGCTTTGACTCAAAGCATAATACCATCGCTGTTTTTGATGAAATTGGCAACTTACAACCACGGATGAACGAGAGTGTTAACCAAATCATCTCGGGGCAATCCAAAATTGCTAATCGTTTATTCATGGAGGTTTCAACAGCTTATCCAAATGTCAAAGTAAAATTCAAAAATGATCAGGATGTCATGCGTAAAATCATGGAGCAGGATAATCATGAGGCTGAAGACACTTTCATGGTTATTTATCGACAAGATAATGATGATGAGGTCTTTAGGCCAGAATTGTGGGAAAAGTCAAACCCATTATTAGGACATCCTGAACTGAAACAACAATTGTTGGACGGCTTAGTTTCACTACGTGATAAGCAGGAACGAGAAGGCGAATTAGCATCATTTGTTAATAAATCACTTAATATTTGGAGCCGACGATTTCAAAACAGTTTTGTTTCTTTGGCCAACATCAAAAAGAATTTAACACAAAGTTTTGATATTAAAGGTCGCGAGGTTTACATCGGCTTTGATGCTAGTCAAACTAATGATAATACCTCATTTGGATTGATTTATCCCTATAAGGTCGGTATACAGAAACGATTTTTTATCCAACAGTATAGCTTTATCCCGTTTGCAAAGGCCAAGTCGATTAGCGCTAAAGAAAAGCAAGATGGGTTACCCTATCGTCAATTGGCTAACCAAGGATTATGTGAAATCACGCGTAACCCCAGTGGAACTATCAATAAACAGCAAGTTTATGAATGGTTAGTAAAATATGTTGCTGACAATCAGTTGCAAGTTAAATTTATTATTGCTGATCCTAACTTAGCGGCTTGGTTCACTAAAATGATTGAAAATTATCAACGTGATTGGCCGCTGTTAACCTTGGCACCAACTTCACAGAATTTATCCAATACGACTAAAGATTTTCAAAATCGATTTATCGATGGCAATATTCGCTTGTTAGATGATCCAATTTTAATTGATGGCTTGAATAACGCGATCCTCATTGAGGACCGTGGTGGTGCAATTAAAATTGATCGCCAAAACTGGGTCAGCGAGCATATTGATACGGTGGATGCGTTAATTAATGCACACATGCAGGCTATGGACCATTTTCAAGGCTATCAAGGCGATAATTACAGTCCGTTAAACGGGATGGGTGATGAAGAATCTTTGGATTTCTTCAGAGTAATGTTTGGTAGTCAGAAAGGATAGAATGATGGTTGAAAAAGTTAAAAACAGAATAAAGACTTTCTGGGACAAGTGGTTATGTGCTGCCCTGTTTGTAAGTGGGGTAATATTACTATGTGTCACGGGATTTTTGATTAGTTTGACGTTCGGCTGTGGTCTATTAGGGCTATTGTTAATCGTCATGGCCTGCGTTCTTAATTATGAAGAACAAAAGGGAGGTGAACGTTAGATGGGACTATTGACTCCCAAAAATTATCATCGAAATACAGCTAGAAATATGGTTTATCCTAGCACCAGTGATCTATTTTTAACCAATATTGGTGGGCACCCAATATTATATGCAGACGCAAGTAATGTTTTAAAAGATACAAATGTCTTTTCAGTTATAAATAGAATCGCTAGTGATGTGGCTGCAGCCCATTTCAAAACGGAAAATACCTCAGCCATGAGTCGCTTGGATAATCCCAGTCAATTAGTCAGTCGATTTACTTTTTGGCAGGGCGTTTTGACACAGCTGTGTTTGGCTGGTAATGCTTATGTCCCATTAATTGGTCACAATTTAGAGCATATACCGCCATCAGATGTACAAATTAATTATTTGCCAGGAAACACTGGGATTATTTACACAATTCAGGAAAGTAATGACCGGCCGAAAATGCAGTTAACTGCGGACCAAATGTTACATTTTCGACTGATTCCAGATCCTAAATATCGATATTTAATTGGTATGTCACCACTAGAAAGTCTAAATAACACACTAGATATTGACCGAAAAACGATTGATTCTAACTTAAAAGTATTAGAAAACCAAATTAGTTCATCTGGCAAGCTTACAACTGATAATTTCAATGGCGATGGTAAAACATTAGCTAATGCACGCCAGGCCTTCGAAGAGGCCAACATGGGCGCTAATGCTGGTCGACTCATGACATTACCGTCTGGTATGAATTATGAACAGTTTGAAACTAAGGCTGATATTTTTACTGCTCTGAATGCGAATGCTAGCTTTTCAGCTGATCAAATTTCAGCTGCTTTTGGTATTCCTAGTGATATGCTAGGCGGCGGGACTTCTACTGAAAGTCAGCATAGTAATAGCGATCAAATTAAGGCATTGTATTTGTCAAATTTAAATACGTATGTTCATCCACTATTGGATGAATTACGATTAAAGCTACAAGCGCCCGATTTAAAACTTGATATTAAGAATATGCTGGATGTCGATGATTCTACACTAACTAACCAGGTGGCCACTTTAACTAAAAATGGTGCGTTAAGCGCCAATCAAGCTCAATTTATTTTACAACGCTCGGGATTCTTACCAATGAGCTTACCAGCCTATGAACCACAAGGCGAAGGAGGTGAAAGTAATGACGATTAAAGTAAAAGGCATGATTGTCAATGATGACGAAGCACTTATTTGCCGTGATTGGCTTGGCATGACGGTTGTGTCTCCGGCTGACGTAATCGATGCACTCCCTAAAGACAACTCTGGTGTGGAATTAGAGATTGCTTCTAACGGTGGCGAAGTGGTCCCAGCAACAGAAATTTACACAGCGCTAAAGAATTACCAAGGGAATGTTACTGCACAGATTGTTGCTAACGCTTATTCTGCTGGTACAATTATTGCGATGGGGGCTGACAAGGTGCAAATGTCACCTGAGGCCCAAATGATGATTCACAATGCTGCAAGTGGTGCAGATGGTAATTATCACGACATGGACCAAGCATCGCAAATGTTGCAGAGTACGAACAAGGCCATTGCGAATATGTATGCTGTCAAGACCGGTAAGCCTGTTCAAACTTTTTTAGATTTAATGGACAGTACAACTTGGATGGACGCTGACAAAGCAATTGAGCTAGGCCTTGCTGATGAATTAGTTGATTTTACACCAGTTACTAATTCATTTAATACATCGCTAGTTCCTTATCAAGCACTCAACAAAATCAAAAACTTAATTGCCAAAAACAAGCAATTAGAAAATAACAACAATAATGGTCAACTTAGTGAGCACGAAAAACTAGTGCAAGCTAAGCTGGCTATTTTTAATAAAGGAGACTTTTAAACATGTTTAAACAATTACAGGCCACATTCGATAAGGTAAGTGCGGAATGTGCTGACCTTAATGCCAAGGTAGCGGCCGCATTACAAGACGATAATTTCGATGCGGGTGCTTACCATAAGTTACAAGATGAGTTATCCGCTAAGAAAACGCGTCGAGATGCCTTGAATGATCAATTACAGGAGCTCTCGGCTGAAAATAAGCAGCCGAAGAAGCCTGAAAACAACCAAGGGAAAGGAACTCCGCTTAACCCTAAAGGTGGCGAAGATAATTTAGCCAAGCAAAAAGCTGCAATTAATATGTTTATCCATTCGCGGGGGGGCTAAGGTAACCAATGATGCGGCAACGTCGGTAACCTCGACGGGAGTTGAACCGTTGGTACCTGAAACAATTATTTACAACCCTTCAGCCGAGATCAACTCAGTCGTTGACTTGTCGACCCTGGTCACCAAAACACCAGTAACCACGCCTAAAGGAACTTACCCAATTTTGAAACGAGCAGACGATAGCTTTAGCAGCGTTGCTGAATTGCAAGAAAACCCGTCATTAGCTGCACCGGAATTTACCGATGTCGATTGGTCGGTAGCAACATATCGTGGTGCTATTCCAATCTCAGAAGAATCAATTGCCGATGCACAAGTTGATTTAACTTCATTAATTGGTCAAAATATTGGTGAAAAGCGAGTTAACACGGTTAACAAATTGATTTCCCCGGTTTTGGAAGGGTTCACGGCTGTTAGCACCACGTCATCCACGCTTGCTGATGATATTAAACAAGTGTTGAATGTCAAGCTCGATCAAGCCTATGCTCGTGACTTAGTTGTTTCAGCATCTTTCTATCAAATCCTAGATACGTTGAAGGATAATAACGGTCAATATTTGCTCCATCAAGATATTACCGGCAAGTCTGGCACTACTATTTTCGGTGTCCCAGTGCATATTGTGAACGATACCTTGCTTGGCGCCGACGGTGAGGCTCACGCATTTATTGGTGATTTAAAGCGTGGTGTTTTATTTGTTGATCGGCAAGAAGTTTCTTTAGCCTGGATGAAGAGCGAAATTTATGGCCAATATCTTGGCGCAGCTATGCGTTTTGGCGTTTCTAAGGCTGACGAAAATGCTGGCTACTTCTTAACAGTTAGTGATACGACCACGACAACTAGCAGCACTACTGCATCAGCAACCACGACAACCACCACAACTAGCAAGTAATTAAGGAGACGGTGTTATGGCAGATGAAACGACGACCACCACCGCGGCCACCGATAGTAACGGTGTCACAGTTGCTGATATGCAAGCTTATTTAGCCGTTGATGACAATGAAGATGTTCTGCAAAGCCTGATTGACATGGCTGAGGCTGATGTTGTTAATAATATTGGTCGTGATATTGATATTGAAACTTACCGTGCTGATAAAATGTTTAACCAAGCGGTGCGGCTATTAGTAGATTTTACATATAACAATCGTGGCGGCTTAGCCGACTTAACGTTAGCTTACCCACCAGCCTATGCTTATTTCTTGAACGGCATGCGTTGGCGAATACCACAGGAGGTGGCCGCTGATGCAACTAAAGGCTAATCGGTTAAATAAGCGAGCAATGTTTGGCAAGCTAGTGGCGGGTACTGAGGTTAACCCGAATACGGGTGAGGCAATTGAGGTATTCCAAGCATCCTTTTCACGGTATGCTGGTCGTTATAGTCGAACATTGTCCCAGCAAGCTGAACTTGCCGGGACAGTTCTAGCAGATACTTCAATCATTGTAATTAGACATAGTGATCAGGTTAACGACCAAATGAGAGTGAAATTTGCGGGCGACTTGTACAATATCGTCAGTATTTCATCTGATGACAGTACTGCAGTCAGCTATGACCTAATTACCGTCAGAAAGTATGTGGTGAACCATGGCTAATGAGTTAGAGACTAATGGCTTGGACGAGACGTTGGCCCAACTAGCATCTGGCTTGTCGAATGTTGAAAAGCTTAAGATTAACACTATCGTGGCGGCTAACTTTAAAACTGTGATGCTCAGTGATGACCGCATTCCCAAGAGTACGTTAACTTATGCTGGTGAACAAGTGCATTTACGGGATGCTTTTACCATCAAGCCGTATATGACTTATGGCTATGTGGAAGACGGTTTTACTTCCGCCAGTAAAAAAGCCTATATCGGTCGTATGATCAATGATGGTTGGCTGGCGAAGGATCGTAATGGGATGACCCATTCAACGGTTCCTGGCCAGCATTTTTGGGAGTTAACGGCGCGCGAGACTGCACGAACAACTGAAGAAATCTACAACCGTGAGGTTAAGCGCGCCATTGACGAGAAGGTGAACCGATGACGGCAACTGCAACCGTGGTAGCGTTACTCAAAAACAATAGCGATCAGTTAACTAATATCGCGGCAACTAACATTCATGCGTACAGTATCAGCGCTGCTGATTGGACGGACGACGCACCGCTGATTTTAGTCACTGACATTGGTCGCAGTGTGAGCCTTTACGGCAATGATAACGTTGGGCGTGAACTGGAAGAGATTCAGATACAGCTTTATTATCCCGCCAATTATACGGGCGACATGGATATAATCGAGAGTGCGTTAATTACTGTATTGCGAGCAAATAAATACTATTGCAGTAGTAATGCAGGACATGTAATGACGCCAGATACAAAAAATATATTGAACACGTTGAAATTTAAACATACAAAATAGGAGGCTCACATAATGGGAGCAAAAGGTGGATATATTGGGCTACAAAAGGCCCAATTTGCATTGATTGGTGATGATGGTTATACCGTCACTTCAGGTGGCTTAGATGACAGTAATAATGGTATTTATGATGTTACCATTGCTAAAGATTTAGGGATTAACGCGGCTTCGTTAACTGGGCTAGCTGGTTCGCTCACTTCAGTTTGGGGAAATAACACGCGGGCTAAGATGTCAGTTGGTAAGGCGCAACCAAGCGTGTCAGTTACATCTAATGCGTTAGACTATGAGATTTTAAACCAAATCTTAGGACGGGTAAAACTTGGCAATGGGGCTTACAACCTAGAGGGCGATCCCGTTAATCTTGCGGCTGCATTTTATTCTAGTACAGATAATGGCGGCGATATTATTTTTGGCTTTTACAAGGGTATTATGACGCCTGGCGATCTTTCACTAGCTACTAACCAAGATAGCGATAACCGAGTATCTGATGCCTTGACCTATACGCCATTGGGCAACGAAGATGGGGACTATGGGTTGATTGCGTGGTCAGAGGCCGATGATTACGACAAGGCCAGTGTATTAAATGCTATTTTCCCACAAGTAGCAACGACCACAACCACAACTACGGCGAGTAAATAGTACAACTAGTACGACCACATTAGCGCCGACAACGACCACAACGACGACTACGGACGCGGGCTAATAAAAATTAAATGTCGCCTATAAATCAACAATACAGTACGCTGGGCGGCAATTAGGAGGTTCTGATTTGAATTGAAATTGATTTTATGTCAACCGGCAGTTCAACGCTTTAAGTGGGAACTAGAAGTTTGTTTAACCAATTTAAAGCAAGTGGGCTTTGATTTATCATCAGTGATTTTGCTATTCACAAAGCACGATATGAAAATTCCGGCATATTTAGCCCATAAGTACGGTGTCACGGTTCACGTGTATGAGGACACAAGAGATGACAAAAATTATATTCCATCGGTTAAGCCTTGGTTATGGTGGCAATTTTTAGTGGAAAATCCACAGCGAGAACGAGATACTTATTTTTATTTCGACAGTGATGTCATTTTTAGGCAGAAACCTGATTTTAGAAGATTGAAAGCAGCACCGGATCGTTGGCTATGTAGCGATACCAATGGCTATCTGAATTTGGACTATTTACGTCATTGTCATAATGGGGATGAACTATTAGCACGAATGGCTAAAATTGTGGGGGTTACGGTACCGTCGTTAGAAACAATCAATCAAAATTCTGGTGGGGCCCAGTGGCTTATTAATCAGCCTAAAGCAATTTATTGGCACAAAGTTTATCAGGACTGTAACCGATTATATCGTTATTTACAGCAGTCTAAAAGCAATGTTCAAGTTTGGACAGCTGAAATGTGGGCTCAACTTTGGAACCTGTTATATGGTAGATTGCAAATTTAATCCGAATTTTTGGACAAATTTGTCAGCATAACCTGATACGGTGTTTGCCAGTCGAGTATTTTAAGCGGTCGCTGGTTAATTTGGAGTAACGTCGTCGTTAAATCTTGAGCACTAATGTGCTCAAAACGAGTCCCTTTAGGATAAAAATAACGTAAATTCCGATTAAAGCGTTCATTACTACCACGTTCAGCTGGCGTATAAGCATGGCAGTAATAGGTCTTAATACCATATTGTGATTCAAGTGATACTAGCCCACTAAACTCAGTGCCACGGTCCACAGTAAAGCTGTGCACTGGACCATTAAAAGTGGTTAGGAACTTAGTTAGTGCTTCATTAACAGTCGCTGTCGTCCGATCTTTTAACCGGTATGCCCAAAGGAACCGTGATTTGCGATCGATTAAAGTTAATAAAACTGCCTTACTATGCCCACGAGGACCAACGACTGTATCTAGTTCAAAATCGCCGATGCGATTACGTTGATTAATCATCATGGGACGCTGTTCAATTGATCGCCCCAAAGATTGATTATATTTGGATCGTTGGTCAACGTTACGCCGTTGGCGTACGCCATGTTCAGGTAGATCATTCAAGGAGAAACCAATTCTCCCCTGATTTAGCCAATTATAAATAGATTTAGTAGCTAGTTTAAATTCGTGAGCAATCATTCCTGGTGACCAGCTTAGACGTAAATGGTTGAGAATTTTTTGCTTTAACTCATCGCTCAGCTTAGTTTTCCGACCACATCGTGATCGCTTGTATTCGGCATCTGTTTGTGCTAATTCAGCCTGATAAGGTTGACATCGAGATAATTCATAAGAAATTGTTGACGGTGATCGGTTCAGCCGAACGCCCATTTGGATATTGGACAGCCCTAGTTCACAAAAGGTTTCGATTTTAATTCGTTCGGAATAGGTTATACTAGACAAAAGATCAGCTCCTAAAAGATGGGTTTGTGGTAAACACCATTTTAAAGGAAGCTGATCTTTTTTGTCCGAACAGCGTTCGGATTAATTTTACAATCTACCATATTTCAATATTGGTCCACAAATCAGTCCAGAATTAGAATTTTGCTGGGCCACTGATCCATTGAAACGTTGGCACGAAACTAAAATTTTACACAATGCTGGTGTAACTGCCCAACACAAAGATTTGTTTTTTAAAGGCAATTATTTACATAGTGCGCCATTTGAAGCTGACTTAACTTTTGTTAATCCTAAAAAGTGTTCTAGCAAATATGTGGCGGCAATTCATCAAGTTAATTAAGAAAGGATTTACATAATCATGAAATTAAACTTAAAGAAATTAGGAATTAACAAAACAGTTGAGGCCAAGATTACCAATCGCGTGGCACGTAATGCCTTACAAGTCGCAAAAATGGCGACTGCTAGTGATGCAACGGATGATGATGATTTAGCATTGGATGACCAAATTGGCATGATTGAGGCAATTGTTAGTTTTATCGATGATGTGTTTAAACTGACTGATAAGCAAGTAGACCAAATTTGGGATTGTGATTTTTCAACAACCCAAGAATTTTTTGGCGAACTGTCAAATGCTATTTTTGAAGCTAAAACATTGTCTCCAACGGAAGCCGGAGCAAAAAAATAGCAGCGCGCAAACGTCTGCGCGAAATCAATAATTTCCTAGAAGACATGGATTATAACTGCCAACAAGCGATGGTACAAATGGGAATTCCGGTCAGTGTGTATGAAGAGGAGGATTTCATGCGCATTAACCAGGTCATGCTAGCCAAGCCACGAGAAGATCGTGTGCAAGACCCAATGGCCGCTTTAAAGGCAGCTGGATTGACCATTGGAGGATCTATTAAGGCTTAGAAAGGAACTAAGATGACAGAAATTGCAGGGTATCGATATCGCTTTGATATTGCAGACAGTGGGTTTAGGGAAGCCATCAAAGAAATGCGCGCTAACTTGCGTTCATTAAAACAAACAACCAATGCGACATTTACGGAATTCAATACGGCTGGTGATAAGGCCACTGCTTTTAAGGAAAAGGTCAAATTGCTTGGCCAGCAAATTAAGGCTGAAAATGAAATTTTAAAATCTGCTAAGGGCCAGTATGCTGAACTGACCAGTAGCTTAAATCGGCAAGAAACAGTGTTAAAGAGTAGTGTTACTCGGCAAAAAGAATTAGGTAATACTTTAGAAAGCACTGAAAATAAATTAAAACGCACCAAAACAGTCCTAGGTGAGGATTCTGACGAGTATCGGACATTAAATCAACAAGTAGCCAAGCTTAAAACGGATTATCGAGAACAAACGGAAACGGTTGCCAAAGCTAATAAAGCTTATGAAAATACTCGTAAATATCTGAATACGACTGGCGATCAAATTACCCGGACTCGGCGGGAAATTGCGTCACTAACAGCACAACAAGAAAAGAGTACTAAACAGGCCGACTATTATCAGAGTGGTATTGACGATATTCGCTCAGCCTTAAAACGCACCGCCAAAGAGAACACGAGCTACGTTAATCAGCTTAAGTCACAAGGAAACGTTTATTCTGCCCAAAAGGCGAAATTGTCGGGCTTACGCAAACAGCATCGTTTATTAGGCGAACAAATTACTAAAGAGAAAAGCTTGTTAAAAACTTTAAGCGATAAATATGGTGAAAATTCGTCAGAGGTTCAGACACAACGGACACAGATTAATAAGTTAACGACGGATTATAATCAAGAAAGTTCGGCGATTGGCAAGTTAAATGTGAAGTATGGCAAGATGTCAACGGGCATGGCTAGTGCACGTGACACGGCTGCAAAAGCTGCTAATAAAGTGAAGGCTTCCTTGGCAAAGTATAAGAGTGCCGCTGTAACAGCCACAGCCGCTATTGCGACTTTGGGAGCGGCTACCGTAAGTGGTGCCAAGAAAGCTTCAACCTTACAGAATATTTACAAACAAAACTAAAACTTATTAACAACTAGTGGCGAATCGGCTAAGACAGCTATTAAAGCCGTTACGGAGATGCAGAAAGATGGCCAAAAGTACTCGGTTAAATATGGGCTTAGTCAAAAGACAATTGCTGAAAACTATCAGGACTTAATTAAACGTGGCCATACGGCTAAAGAAGCTTTAGCTGTTATGAAGACTGAGTTACAAGGATCTGTTGCTTCAGGGGACGATTTTAATGACGTTACCAAAGTATCAAGTCAGGTGATCGAAGCTTTTGGCATGAAGACAAATAATACGGCTAAAATGGTCAAAAACACCAAGCGCGTTGTTAATGACTTAGCTTATACGGCTGATACAACTGCAACTGATTTTCAAAGCTTAGGGAAAGGGATGGAATATGTCTCTGAAACAGCTAGCAATGCTGGCTTCAGTGTTGAAGAAACTAGTGCGGCTTTAGGGGAACTGTCTAACCATGGCCTGGAGGCAGACAAGGCTGGAACAGGCTTACGTAAAGTAATTACGAGTTTGGCAAAGCCAACGGATACTGCGACGGGGGCATTGAAGAAAATTGGAATCACATCAACCAGTATCTTTAAAAAGTCAAATGGCGATTTTAAGTCGATGACGAGTATCATGGGTATCCTTGAAAAACACGTTAAAGGTCTCGGAGGATCTGACAAAGCTGCGGTATTTAAGGCCATTTTTGGTTCAACTGGGATGGCCGCCGCACAAATATTAGCTAAAAATAGTACCGCTCTCGGCAAGCTCACCAAGAAAGTTTCAGAAGCAGGAAAAGAGGGGGAATATGTTCAAAAATTAGCCAATAAAAATAGTAGCACTGCCCAAATGAATGTCAAACGGTTTAAACAAGCCGCGGAAGCTTTAGAAACAATGATGGGGGCCAAACTACTACCAGTGATGACCGAAGCGGCTAACAAGATGACGGTGGCATTTAACAATAAAAGTGTTCAAAATGGGCTTAAAACGACCGTCGGATTAATTGCTGATTTACTTGAAGGCACGCTAAAGGTGGTTGAATTTTTTGGCAATCATACAAAGACGTTAAAAGTCTTTGGAACGACTTTGGCTGGTATATGGGGACTCACCAAAATTAATAAGTTTATTCACTTTTTGAAAGATATTCGTACTAATTTAGGCCTGGTCGCAACAACTGCTAAGAAAACCGCTATTACTGACACCATTATGGCTGAAACTGATGCTTTAAAAAGCCAAAATGAAGTGCTTGAAACCAACAAGGAATTGAGCAATGAAAGCACCCTTGGTTCAGTGACTGGTAGTACTGAAAAGTTAGAACAGGAAGCGAACGAAGTCGGTGAAGTAGCAACGGCCACAGAAACCGCAACGACTAAAACCACCCTTTGGGGACGAGCCCTAACTAAGTTAAAGGGTGGTTGGACCAAATTAGCACCGTTGGCGATTAAGGTAGTCAGTAAAATTGTAACTGTAGCTGGCGCTGCACTCTCAGCATGGGATCTCGGTAAGTCGATTGCCAAAGCAGTTAATAAGCCCACGACGACCAACAAAGTTAAAGTTGCCTCTAAGACCCTAGGCACGGTTATCGGTGGCGTGCTTGGTTCGTTAGGTGGCCCATGGGGAACTGTAATTGGGGCAACAATCGGGGAACAACTCGGGAGTACTAAAACAGCAAATAAAATCGTTGCCGGGTTGGGGAAATCGTTAAAACGTGCTCAAACCTATTACAAAGACCACAAAACGGTTGTTAATGCAGATGGCACCACTACGGTTAAACTAACCGTCGCAGGTGAAGCAAAAAAACAAATGGCTGCTTTAAAAAAGACTTTCAATAGTTTACCCACGGCTACTAAGTCTGCCGTTAAAAAAGCTAACAGCGAATTTAAAAAGCTAAATGTTAGTCGACTGAAATTGAGTGTTAGTTTAAATAAAAGTAGCTTAAAGAAGTCTTCCACCGCAATCATTAAAGCAGTTAATAGCCTTTATAAGGAGATTAAAAATAAAGCTAAAAACCATGCTAGCAGTGCTGCAAAAGAAGCCCAAAAGCTCTACAAGGCTGGCCTAATCAATAAGTCAGACTTGAAAAAAAACGAAAAGCTGATCAAGTCACATTACACAAGCACTACCAAGTCTGCTAAATCAGCCGCTCAAAAAATCAAAAAGATTACCAAATCTGAAACGAGCGATCTTGAAGAGAATACTAAAGAACGTGGTAAGGCAATTAACAAGGTTGAGAGTCACTATAGCGCTAAACGGGCCTCAATGGCTACTGAAGAAAAGAGTAATATTGCTAAAATTAAGCGAGGTCAAACGGTCACACTTGACGGGATTGAATATAGTGGACAAAAAGGCATTAATAAGATTCAAAAGGCTTATAGTGCTAAACGCCGAAAACTAAATTCAGATGAAGGTAAGGCTATCAATGCCAAAAGTGAGTCTTACAGTAAGACCCGGAAAGGCATTTATGCGGCCTATGCTAAAAGCTATGTTAATCAGGAAGAGAAGCTTGGAATTTCAATTTCTAAAACGCTCACTAGTAGTAGTAAAGCGCAAAAGGCTATTATGACCAAATTAAAAAGTGCTAAAGGTAAGATTAGCCAGGCCACTGCAGACAAGTTGATTGAAGATTCTTATCAGACCGCTAAAAAGAGTATAAAAAATGCCGATGACGATTATACGGCTGAAAAAGCTAAGGCTGAAAAGAAAAAGAACAGCTTGATTAAATATGCCAATGATACTTATACCGGCAATAGTGCCTATGCTGTGAAGATGCGTAAGAAACTAACTGACGAAGCCAATACTCAGTACAAAAATTCGGTTTCCACTGCCAAACAAACAAAGACTGAAACGGAGGCACAAATTGCGGCGCAAGAAAAAGCCACTGTGAACACCGCCAAAAAGCAAGCTAAAGGTATTACTACACATGTGGTAAAGCAGGGGAATAATACTATTGAGGCCGCAGGAAAAGGTGCCAGTGGTTCGGCCAATATTTTTAGTGGCTTATTAAAGTGGTTAGGTAAAATTAAATGGTTGACGGGAGTCAATGAATCTAGTGGTGCTTTTAACCCTAATGTTTACAAAATTAGTGGTATGTCGTATGCACGCGGGACTGGTAATGGTACTGTCGGAAGATCAGGGATGGCGCTAGTTGGGGAACAGGGACCAGAACTGGCCTATAATGCAAATAAGGGCGTTTTCCGAATCTTAGGAGCAAATGGCGCCGAAGTTTCTAAAGTAGATGGTCATGAAAGTATTTTGAACGCAAAAGATACCGCTAAAGTCCTTAGTGGTGGCTATGGGAAAGATAAAGTATTGCCCGGCTTTGCGAGTGGAACTAGTACGCTTAGTAACTTTTTCAAGTCTATCACTAAAAATGCAACTAAATTGTACAAATCATTAAGCAAAACAGTTAAGGCAGCATTGAAACACCCAATCAAAACAGTTGAGTCGTTGCTGAAGGGCATTACCAGTATTAAGGTACCTAATAAAGGTTGGGTGAACGCTAAAACTTGGGAAAAGGGATACAACGGTGTTGGCAAGACTGTTTTAAAAGACGCTAAAAAGCTATTGAAAAAAATAGCTAAAGTAGTTACTGGTAGTGATGCTGGCGATGTTAATAACCCTAGTGGTTCGGGCGTTACGCGATGGAAACCAGTGATTCGAAAAGTTGCTAATAACATGAATGTTGATCTAACCGGTAACGGCATGTCGCATATTCTAAGCCGCATCAAGCAAGAATCAAACGGTAGCCCTACTGTTGAAAATGATTGGGACTCTAATGCAAAAGCTGGGCACCCGTCAATTGGATTGTTGCAGTACATTGAACCGACATTTAAAGCTTGGTTACCGACTAAGTCAGGTCATAAATACCCTGACAACATCAAGCATGGTGCGTCTCAGATTGCTGCAATGTTCAATGACTCAAGCTGGCTATCTGACATCAGCGTGTCGGGGGGCTGGGGCCCAACTGGTCATAAACGCTACGCTAATGGGGGATTCAGCAGTATTGAGAAGCTTGCTCACATCTCTGAAGGCAACCAGTTAGAAGCCATCATTCCGATGAGTTCACAGAAGGGTAGCCGTGGGTATGAATTACTTGGCCAAGTGGCCACGATGTTTGCTGCACGTGATAAAAACAAACTAGCAACAACAGGATCTACTAACAGCAACACTGATACAACTTCATCTCAAATGTTAACCATGATGTCGAAGATGGTCACAGGACTAAATAATATTTATGCTGCCCAATACGATACGGCTCTGACTAAAGGAGATATCTATAAAGTTAACCAACAAGTAAAAAAGCAACAAACCCGGATAAAAAACTTTGCGACAGAATAGGAGGGATCAATAAGTGGCAATAGCTAGTGATGATATTCAAACGAATAACATTTTAAGTATCGGAACGTTAACCAATTATGATATGGGATTTTTAGTTAATAAGTTTACACGCAATTTTGTGCCAGACATTACAGAAAATGTCCAAACAATTCCAGGAAGAGTTGGTTTAGGCTATATGCCTAATTCCTATGGTGGGTTACAATTGACTGCCGATTGTACTATTTTGGCCGACACCTCTGATGAATTATATCAATTAATGCGGGATATTGGTGAAGGGCTTTGGAGTGACAAGGCTAATGAACCGGAACAAGCTATTAGCTGGTCTGGTGACACTAATGATGACACTATTGTCTACTTTGGACATGTAACTGATGTGACAACGATGGCCTGGACTGACGAAGCAAGTTATTACATGGGAACGTTTACAATTACGTTTAAATGTAGTGATCCGCATGGCTTTGGCCCCCAACATTGGGTTTGCCCGGTTTATTACTATACTGGTAAGTTACTATCGCTAAGCGATGACGCCTTAGACATGCCCACCATAGCTAGTAGTTCTTATGTGTTAGATACTGTTATTGAAACTGGGGACGCAACTGACACGCAGCGTGACTATGGTAGTGATGATTATACGCCAGGGGAAGTTGTTGAGAGCTATGATGTTAGTGATGATTTTATTAACGACGCTGCCGGTCAAACCATTCAATTGCAGTTTGACTATAGCGTCGTTGGGCCTTCAGCAACCGTAGTCACCTCAAGTGACGTAGCCACGACGACTACGACGACTACGACCACCAGTACAACGACGACCACAGCGGCGACAGTAACTAATACAGTTTATGCGACATTTACGGTCACTTATAACGATGGCACAACCCAAGTAGTGACGGCTACGGCTACCATTGATGTTACCGATAGTACGGCAACGGATGACGGTACAGCAGCAGTTAATGTGGCTCTATCAAGTAACAAAACGATTGCTAGTGTTTCGGCTTGTGACATTTACCTAGATTTGTATGCTGATCGGATCACTATTAGTAACCTACAGTTGATGATTCAAGATGAACCCACAGCCACCCACTTTAATTGTAGTTGGAATAGTAGCGCCGACAGCGTTAGTCACACGTTTGATCTAGCTTTGGCTGAATACGATAGTTCTGGTAATTTGTTGGGCACAACGACTATTACAACTGTGGTGCCTGACACTGACAGTATCGATGAATATGGTAACTATGAGGGGACAGTTGACACTGATTTCACTTGGCCAACTTTAAATAGTAACACTGTGGCTCTGGCTATATATGTCAGTCAAGACAATGAGGATACATTAATATTGTCTGATTTTAAATTTTATGCGGTTAACAGTGATGGCACGATTACAACACTGTTTGATGATGCTGACACGGCCTATTACACACAATATAATGTTGCCAAATCGACTACGTTTTCGGTTACTCCGGCTGGTAATGGCACCATTGCGCCAGTTTTAACGTGTGTACCAGACACTAGTATTTTAAAGGCAGGTGTTGTCTATGATGATGCTTATAACGATACGCAATCCTATAGTTATGTAGGTGAAGATGTGGACAGTGAGGCAGGGACTACGTCAGCGACCGGGGATACATTGATCGTTCATGACACGATGGATACTCGTAATGATTGGAGTACGTTAACTTCGACGCCATTTGTGTTAGAAAATGGTGAAGTTGATGGTAAAATGCGCACTTTGACCACAAGTGGTTTTCGGGTAGCCAATCATACGGTAAAAGTTTACGATTCAAGTGGCTCATACACCAAGAAAACGGTGGCTAATTTTGGTACGGCCAAAAATCATGATTACACGACGTTTTACGGCCCTGTAATTATGCGAACCTTGTCAGCGGCACCCGCTGATTGGGAAGTTGACGTCCGGCTGGCTATGCAAGTTAAACGAACCTACGCTCGAGGCAAAATTGAATTTTATTTGTTAGACGAAAACGGGGAGCGCCGTGGCAAAATTATGCTAAAGGATAATAGCGACAGCGGGCAAGTCATGGCTCAATTGCAAATTGGTACACACGATACTCATACACATTTGTATGAAGGCTATGGTACTACTACTAAAAAGAAAAGCAGTTCAACCACCATCAAATACTATGACGGGTCCAAGGAGACTGTTAAAACGAAGAGTAAAGTGCGATACAGTGCCACTAAAATCAAAGCTTATAAAGCAACAATTAAGAAGTTAGAAAACAAGAAAAAATTAACGACCACGCAAAAAGCGGAGCTCAAAAAACTCAAGGCACTCCAGACAGCTAATTGGTACTATACAACTACTACTTCCGAAAGCGTTGCTGCGGCACAGACTGTTACCACGCCAACCAATGCCTCAACATCTTCATTTAGTGATTTCTATGGCTTGTTCCAAATTCGTAAAGTGGGAAATGTGTATAAATATAAGATTGAAGAATTAGACAAAACCACCCACAAAGCGAAGAAAAATGGTTTTTCTACTAGTGGAAGCAAGACGTTATCGTCCAGTTACGCTTTTTCACTGGCTAAGGTGGCAATGTACACCGCTAAAATGAATATCAAAGGCTTGGATACATATGATAGTACATCTAAAGGGAACGCCGTTTATTATCGTAATGATGTGATGAGCGGTTATGATTTAAAGGTCTATGAAGCTGTAGATACGGACGACGTAACACCAATCGCAGATAGTGACAACACGTTGAAATTTGATTTCCAAGAACACAAAATCTATAAGGATGATGCCGAGTATATGGATAAATTATCCATTGGTAGTTCTTGGCCTAGTTTACAAGGTGGCGAGCAAACTGAAATTGCAGTGGCCCCAACTTTGGCTGCTGGCACTTGGTTATTGACGTATCGGCCAACTTATCGTTAGGAAGGTGAAGCATGTATTACGTTTTTAATAATGCGTTGGATAAAATCATTTCCACAGCTACCCCTATTGGTGGTCATTTACAATCAGACTGGTTCGTCAATGATGAAATTCATACCGAACTAGCTTCTGAGGACGCTACCGATGCGGATGACACTTCTGTGAGTGAAATACTAAACGGCAATAGTAAAGCTTGGAATAGTTATGTGACTATGGGCGTGCCGCGGGCTTCATCATTATATGCGTTGCTGGAAGCAGGCGTACATCTTGTACATGAGAATGCAGATGGCTTTTTACACTGTTATCGTGTTTCTGAAGTCGATGTTGATCGTTCAACGGGGCTAAAAAGTATTACGGCCTATGACTTATTACTCTGGAATCTCAAGCATTTGGTACCAGATAGCAAGACCATGGTTAACGCAACGTCGCAAGCTGTTATGGAATATTTGTTGGGAAATTCTGACTTTGTGATCAATTCTAATGAGTATACTGGCAGTAGCGAAGATGACGATGAAACGAGCATATACACAAGCGATGGGACAAGTACAGCGAACACCTTACTACAAGATGCCCTACAAGATTTTGACTTGGAAATTCGGTCTTATGTAGAGGTAAGTCAAGGGAAAGTCATTAATAAGTATGTCGATATCGTGAGTGAATTAGGTAATCAAGATACTGGTAAACGTATCGAATATCGACATAACGCGGAAAACATCACTAGGCAAACCATTGATACCAGTTTAATTACTGCTTTGAAACCGTTGGGTGGTTCTGATGGCACGACAACGATTGCTGATGCCAATGATGGCAGTGAATGGATTTATGATGAAGACGCTAATGATACATATAATGCAGGTAATACTAATCGCTTAGAAGGTGTTGCCAGCAATGATAACATTAACACGGCCGCCGGATTACTAACCTGGGGAAAAAAGGTTTTAGCTTATTATAATCATCCTCGGTCCAATTACACAGTTACGGTTTCACCAAATTTTGAAGTTGGCATTGGTGATAGTGTCCGGGTCATTGACTTGGAAGATGATCCTCAACAAGCATTATCAGCTCGTGTTATTCAACAAGTTGAGTCTGAAGCTACTCCAACTAGTAACCAAGTTACCTTAGGCGAATTTACGACGTTGTCATTAGTTACGCCAACCCTGATTAGTTCTTTGGAAACAAAGTTGAATGACAATATTTCAACGATTATTGCTGACGCTATTAGTAATAATTCCACATTAGTTGCTACCATTCTACAACCAGATGGTAATGACTGGACTAGTGGTGAGACTACCAAACGTTTTATCGGTCATGTTGAAATTAACGGAACTGATGTTACTAGCTATTGTGAAAGCCCTGCCTTTGTTTGGAATATTTATGATAGTTCAGGTAGTGCCGATACTGATTTTTATGTTAATCACCGTAATGATGGTTACTTGCTATCTTTATCGCGTGACGAATTAGCCAGTGGATCACTGACATTAGGAATTGATACGGCTTATATCAGTGAAACCAATTTGTATGCGATTAATGAAGACAAGGGAAGCACGATTTGGACAACCACTCTAGCAACTGTCGGAGATACGTATGCAAGTGGTAAGAAAGCTTTTCAGTATGTTCAGCCAATCACTTCAGGCACCTATGCGGGGAATTATTTAGTGTCCACGGCTTATAAAGATTCAACGAATGAAACGACTACTGCTACAATCAGCCATGATTATGCAGTGGAATTTTTATTGTTAGATAGTACTGGTCAATACTTATCATCAATGTTGCTTGATGGTAGCCGTCATGGCGCGTGTTTTGGTGTGCAAGTGATTGACAAAGTCCCTTATATTTGGACAGCTGTTTATGATGATAGCAAGTATTATGTGACACGTGTTGCTTACCAAGCTAATACGACTGTTAAGGTCGATAATGTAACGAAGTATTTTGAAAGCTCACGACAAATTGTCTGTAATTACGATGTGGTTAACGATAACATAGGCATACGTATCATTTACTTAGGTCAGTTGGGTGTCATTGATCGGGCCAGTTTATTAGCGGGGAGTACGACCCTAGATTATTCAATTTTGGTCACTGACTTTGGTTATTCATTGACAAGCCAAACTTTTCAGTCCTTCACGATTTATGGGGACTACGTGTTTTGGAATTCTGGCAATGTGGATATGAGTGATCAACGCATGATTTACTGTGTTAATTTGAAAACTAATTCGCTGGTATTCAGCTATGAATGGCAATTGACAGATATTGCAACTAACAACGAAATCTACGAACCAGAAACGGTTTACTTTGACGGCACTAATTTATATGCCGGATTCAATGTCCGAACCAGTAGCACTGCAACTGAAAAGGTCCAATATTTGAATGAGTATCCACTGAGCGTGCGTAGTGATACCACAGTGACAATTAGTGATAGTGATGATGACAATGATTAGAAAGGAGGTGAAGTAAATGGCGGTTATTGGAACAACTGCGATTGCAATTACGGATGCTAGTACAACTGCCACCAACGCTGCTAGCACGGCCACAACAGCTAATTCTACAGCTACTAACGCTGCTAGCACGGCCACGGTAGCTAACTCTACAGCTACTAACGCTGCTAGCACGGCCACGGTAGCTAACTCTACAGCCAATAATGCAGTAACATTGGCCAACCAGAAAAATAAGGCTTATACCAGCACCAGTGCGCCCACTAGTACTAGTGGCTATGTCAGTGGAGATTTGTGGTACGTATTGAGTTCAGGGGTTGTTACGGCTATGTATTGTTACACTGGTTCAGCATGGACCAAATATACACAAGATGCAGCAACTTTAAGCGTCGGAACCCTAAGCGCCCTATCAGCTAATTTAGGAAACGTCACGGCAGGAAATCTCAGTGGAGTTAACGTCTATGGGGCTAAATATTATGCTGGGACGCCCTCAACAAATACCAACAATACGGCCAGTGTTTACCCCCTCACTATTAACACTAGTGGTCAATTGACCTCTAGTACGTTTGGAGATGATGATAGCCTGCAAACGAAAGTGATTAGTGGTGGGGCTAACTTCAGTTATCGAGGGATGCAAAGTAATACCGGTGAGTACGAAGCCTATGATGTTTCAGTCTCTGGCAATCAGATTGTTTTAAAATCAGGTTATACGACCAGTAAGGATACTACGTTTAGCACGACTTTAAGCGGAGATAAGTTAACCGGACAAGTTATTCTGAGCCCGTTAACTGGATTAGAGTTGTACGGTAATACTCAAACACTAACTTTTAATGGCCTGACAACTGATACAAATAAAGGCATTACATTTACGATTTATGGCAACATTAAGGGAAATGCCAATCAGGGGACCTGGATCTTAGAAGACAATAATAGTAGTACCGCGGCTAGTTTTGGAATCGACACGAGTACCAGTAACCCGATTAATTTTTATCGTGAATTATGGGTTAGCAACATGGGATTAGGGTTAGCCCATCAAATTCGGTCTAAAGATGGAGGTGGCATTTATTTTACTGACGATGATAGTAATCGAGTGGACACGTATCATAAAAACATCTATTATTCAGGGTCTGCTTCAAAGTCATTGTTGAGTGAAAAGCAACACGTTAACCGTGCCAATACGCAATATTGGTCCAATCTGATTAATAATATTTTATTGGGCACTTATCAATATAATGATGACGATTATACGGCACCACTGCGTCTATCGGGGATTATCGACGACGTTAATGTTACAAAACAGTGGTCGTTACCAGAAGCTTTTTATGCACGTGATGAAAAAAACACGATTATTGGTATTGACAATGGTGTCTTATTAAATGCAGCCATCGCAACAATTCAAACGCAACAAACACAAATTGATCAATTAAACGGGCATGCTTTAGAAATGGAAGCCCGAATACATAAATTGGAGATGCAAAATAATGGATAACTTATTATTAACTAATTACAAGCCAGACTATACTAATAATGTGATGACAATCAGTTTTACAGTTAACAGTTTAGCAATTAGTTCAGTCGTCACGATTGCAATGAGTGATTTTAATACCGCTATTGCAACTGGTGTTGATGCGGTTAAGCTGATTGTACTGGACACGTTGATTACCGGCTTGCAGGCGTTAGTTCCAACAACAGTAACTAGTGAGACTACCACTACTACGACGACAGACAGTGAAAATACGACAACAACGACGGCAACTGACACGACGGTAGATTAAGCCAGGGGGCGAGCTGATGAAAAAAAGATTATTAACCGCATTAGCGGCTTTTTTTATGGCCTTTTTTATTGGTCAAGGAATGACTCAGGCGTCTACCCTGCCGGTTTTAGATTTGTCCGAGTGGCAGGGTACCATTACGGCCAATCAAGCTAAATTGCTTAAGGGTGAGGTTAAAGGGGTCATTTTACGAGTACAGTACGGCTCTAACTATGCTGATAAAACTTTCGTGCATAACGTTAAGGTTCTAAAAACTGCGGGTGTTAAATACGGTGTTTACTCATTTAGCCAGTATGTCAGCGCTAGTGACGCGAAGCAAGAAGCTAAGGATTTCTATAACCGAGCCAAAGCTTACTCACCACAATTCTATGTGAATGACGCCGAAACGAATACGGTCACAAGCGGTACCTATGCAGCCGCCACCAAGGCTTGGGCTACAGAAATGCAGTCACTAACTGGTAAGAAGGTGTATTTATACAGCTACCGCAGTTTCTATACCACTAATATTAAGACCAAATCTGGTTACGATGGCTTTTGGTTGGCTGCTTATCAAAGTAGCACACCTAGTGGTGCTGATTACCAATTATGGCAGTATTCCGATAGCCTTTATAATACGGCCTTAAAACAATCAACTGATGCTTCCAAATTTATTGGGACTAATAATTGGTTTGGCACCACCATTGATAAATCTAAATATCCAAATGGTGGCCACGTTTTAGGTGAGGTAGTGCGCGTGAAGGTCGGAACTAAGTTCTATGGCACGAAAACAAAGATTGCAACAGCACTAACTAACATTGATTTGCGTGTTCGGGCAATCAAAACGATTTATACCGGAACATCTAAGCAAGTGCTAACCATTTATAATGGGAAGACAGTCATTGGGCAAATCCGAGCGCAAGATGTCCGGACGGCTTACTATTCCAATCCAGATATTAAAAAAGTGAAAGTGATTAAAAGTAATGGGATTTGGACTTATAAAAATGGCAAGGCTCAAAATCATATCAGCAAGGGAACCGTTCTTAATGTTAGTGGTTATACTACTTGGAATGGGTATCGGCGGTTTGTACATGCGGGGCATGGTACTAATATCACGTCCAACAAGGCCAATATTAAGGTAGTGAAGTAAATGGCACAGGGCGATATTAGTGATGAAACCCGTTTATTAATGGAGATTAAAGAAAATTTAGGACGTCTAAACCAGAAATTTGACGATATGGGAAGCATTGATGAAAAGGTCAACCAAGCGTTAGCTTCTAGTAATGAAAACAGTCGTCGAATTGATCGACTAACAACGATTCAAAATTGGCTGATTAGTGTATTGGTGGGCGGTGGTTTAATAACCTTATTAATTTACATTGCAGAAAAATTTATTTAGGAGAGACAATGATGACAAAAATAAAAAAAGTAGTAACCCAATTCTTTCAGACCATTGCGGCAACTTTTAAGGCTAACTACACTAAAGCTTCTTATTGGGCCCAAATCATTGGTTCAGTATTAGTGATTGGACTGGCTATCGCCACGGTTTTTTTTAATGTTAGTATTGATACCAATACGGTTTTATTGATCATTACCGGCGTCGGAGCACTATTAGCGTTTTAGGGCGTGATTACAGATAATTCCATTTTGGAAGATACTGGCAACACAATCAAATCCAATTCGAACGTGCTAGCTTCTACGGAACAAACGGTCGTAGAAGCCTTGTCAGAAGCCCAGGCTAAGATTACGGCAGCTAACTCAGCAGCGGCTAGTCAAGCCGAAGCCCAAGCATCACAAGCGGTGGTGGCGGCTTACAGTCAAGCGGCTAGTGCGGCGGCAGTTGGTGACACGGCCACAGCTAGTTCAGCGGCGGCTTTAGCATCGTCATTAGTGGCTGATTCGGATAGCAATGCGCAATCAGTTACCGAAACGACGTCAGAATCCGCTTCACAAGTAGCAGAATAGTGTTAAAATGTAATTAATTCAGAATCTTACATTTCCCCTGCGTTTCGGCGTGGGGGATTTTTTTGCGTAAAAAGCCGCCTGCTGTAAGGGCAGACGGCTAATACATAAGAAAAAGTATCTTAGCGAAAGAGGAAACCAGATTATTACTAGGTTCCATTATTATCATAGAAATATATGAGAAATCGTGCAACTTTAATACTCACTCCCACAAGCCTAACATTATTGGGCAAGTAGCGCGCTGAAACTAGTGCTTCTTACGCGTATTATGAGGTCACTTCGGGAGATAGTTGGTGGTGATTTGCCCAATGGTACAATGCAAATATGAATAGATTGGCTAAAATAAATGAGAAAACCATTGATACGGTGATTCATCCTGGTCAAAAATTACAATTTAACTAAACGAACTACCGTATTGGCTCTAATGACAGGTGCAGACTTTTTTATGTTTAAGATAATAAGTTGGTATATAATAGTAGAAAAAGCAAATTATCAAAAAAGAACCAATGTTAAATTAATCTGCGCTCTTCCACGATTTGCAAATAAAATATCTCTCTTTTTCAAAAATGGCTTAATACCAATGGTTTTTAATGTGCTACCTATGATGGTATAACTACCGTGCGGGTGATAAGTCGACGTCGGTAGATAAAAAGAGAAGCGTCATAATGCTGGTATATCAGCATTATGACGCTTCTCTTTTGCTAATTGGTATCAAATTAAAACCCCAATTTTGCGTTTTGGCTGTTGTGATCACAACAGCACTGTTAAGCGCTCATAAAAAAGGGTTTTGGGATCGTGTCACAAGTAAGGGTCCTATGAATTAATTATTACTCGTTAATAGTGTCTGAAAGGCCGTTAGCGACATTCCAGGTACGACCCGTTGTCGAGTGAGATTGTATGGGTTCTGTGTGCTGGTGGCGATGCCAGGTGCCGTTGCCAGGTGCCGTTGATAGGGCATACTGATAGCCAGCCTGTTTATCGGCTTTAATGGTCTGCTGATTAGCACGGCCGGCTGGGTAACAAATAACTTGTGTGTTCTGTTGTAAATTATGATCGAGCCATTTTTTGGAACTTGATAATTCCGTAAGTTGAACCTGGTAAGTTAAATTATTTAAATCCAGATGGCGAACGGTGTGACTTTGAAAATCAATATTACCGGATGCTTGCATCCGCTTAGCATCAGCTAAAGTTAAGTGGTTTTTCTTATGGGTAAAGCCGGTAATAAAATTAATGGTGGCGTGTTGGTGCGTCTGTTTCAAAATTGGCCAAGCTGCTGTCATGTTATCTTTATAGCTATCGTCGAGTGTGATCCAGACAATCTTCTTTTGTGGAATTCGCCGATGTTTGAGCGCGTATACGGCTTCATTGGCAGTCAGCGTTCGGTAGCCGTGTGCCTTTAGATAAGTCATTTCAGTTTGAAATTCTTTGGCGGGGACACGTAACTGGTTCCCGCTAGAAATACTGTGATACATCAAAATAGGCAAGTGAACATCTTTGACGGTATGCCAATGTTGATAAGGCCGTGCTTGTGCTTGGTGTTTAGCCGAGCTGTGAACGCTTTTAGCGCTAGTCTTAGATGATTGACTGCTGGCTTGTTTAGTTGCCGGTGAAGCCGCCTGACAGCCTGCTAACAGGCCGAGCGCGACGCCGAGACCTAATACAAAGTTGATACCCCGCATGTGCATGATAAATCCCCCCATGATTTAAAAACTACTTCCTATTCTAATAGAATAGCATGCAAAGCGCGATAATTATTGAATTATTGTTAAAATAATTTGCTTAATGTTTAAGGGAAATCGAATTTGATTAGTAATCGTTTAAACTGATTAAGAAAGCCTAGTTAGGGTAGCCAGAGGAGCTTTACTCCGATATGATTAATAAAATAATTAATTCGGGGGATAGTATTTATGAATAAAAAAAGGGCTATTTGGTTGGCGGCGATTATTATGATGATTAGTGTAGGTACATTGTTAATTGTACCGACGATGACGAAGAATCAGGGGAGTGAGCTGGCAATGGCGGTGGATAACTTAAACCCATTTGTTAAGGTACAAACGGTCTATGGTCGGACTAATCAGGCAATCGGCCACTCGACTGGTCAGATGGGCGAAGATATCTATACCTACCGAATGCTGACCAGCGATGCGCAAGGTAAGCAACGCTGGTTGACATTTACCGCAGATCACCGGCTAAAGCAACGACACTATTTAAAGATTGAGACGAAGGGACAAAACGTGAATTCATGGGAGGCCGTTGCGACAAATCAGGTACCTCAAAATATACAAGAAGTATTGGCTTAA